AATAATAGGAACGCACGCACGCGAATAAGCATTTTATTTTATATATGCAAGCCTAAGCCCTAATTTATAAGCAGTCTAAATAAGCTATTTAGAACCATTCCAAATAAGAAAATAGGGGTACTATGTTTAAGGGGGTACTATGTTTAAGAGTAACAAAAAAGGGATCTGGCATAAACCAGACCCCTACTATGTTTAAGAGTGACTTCACCCCTACTATGTTTAAGAGTTTACCTCACAACATATTTTCCAGAATTAATTCCTTGTACCAAATATTGTAAGCCGTATCTAATCGCATCAATGTAGTGATTGAACTTATCTATTGGCTTCTCATTCCTTTCTTGCCATACATAGTTATTCAGTTCTCTCATTACTCCGTGGCTTTGTCTGTCTACTATCATCTCATAGTCTTGCATAAGTGCAATACCACTTAGAATACTACCTTGTTTCTTTATAGTAGGCTTTATGTTTAGGTCAAGAGCCTTCAGCTCATTGATGAGCCTTGGCTCTGAGTTATCACATATAATTAAGTCTGTACCGCACTCTTGCTTGTTCTTAAATGCTATTTCTGATGTAGATAGCCCAGGCTTTCCATAGCACTCCTTTACATACAGCTTTCTTAGTTCTTTATCTACTGAAATCTTTACAAGTGTCGTTAAATCTGTTGAAAATCCAAAATCTTGGCAGTAGACAGTCTTTTCTGTCTGTATGTAGTCTCCTACTCTCCAATTCTTAATGATTGTACCTTCCGCCTTAGCAAGCCAGCCTCCAAGTATCTGATGTACATATTTGTCTGGCCTCCTTGCCTTCATATCATAGACTTGGTCTAAGAATGATTTAGATAGGTTAGACTTGTTGTCTCTGTAGTCGGTATGTATGTAAGTAATATCTTTCTCTACTCCATTAAAGCCATCTGGAATGCCACTTGTCTGGAAGAACCTTTGGTATATCCAATGCTCCTTAGTAGTTGGGTTAAGAATCAGAACACATCGGTTCTGCTTCTCTTGTGATCTGACTGAGAAGTCAATCTTGTCAAAGACATCTTCATCCACAAGCTCTTCTGCCTCATCCAATACAAAGGTTGTAACACCATTTAAGGACTTCAGAGCTGCTGTTTGGTTACCAGATGATGTTCTTATCCCTTTGAACATTATAGAGCTTCCTGTGGTCAGATTTATAATCTCATCTTTGGTTATTCTAAATTGGTCAGAGACTCCCATCATTTCTATCTTCTCAATAAATTCTGGGATAATAGATGTCTGTGCTGACAGCATCGTATAACGAGAGAAGAGGACTTTATGTCCTCTCTCATAGGTTAAGTTTAATAAAAATACGGCTACTCCAAATGATTTACCAGATCCACGACCTCCTGTGATTACATAGTATCTACTGTCGCTCTTCCACAAGGGAATATACTTCTCGTGAATCTTAACTTCTTGTGTTTCAGTCATACTAAGATAACTGAAAATATACCAATCTGTTTTTACTCTTCTTCTGTTCCCTCGTTTAGTTTCTCTACATCAACTTCCTCAGAGTCAATGTCTATGGTTTCTTCCATCTCGTGAATCTGCTGAGGTGATGCAAAGAAGTTTATGACTGGTGCATTGTTCTTATCTTGATTGCCTTCTGGAGCCTTGTCCATTGGTTTACCATATCTATATTGAAACAGTAAGTTCATATGTGCAAAGGAGTCCTTAGCTTTCTCAGCCAATGTCTCCCAAGCTTCTGCCTCTGAGCCAAAGACTTTCTTCATAGCTTTTAAAGCATAGGTTCCTATCTGATCCTTCTTAGCTTGGTTTAATCTTGCTGGAGTCATATTAGCTTTCTGTACTTGAACAGCTTTTATTCCTTGCTTATTCTTTCCATTACCCTTCCTACCATCTGTAGGCTTTATCTCTTGTGAATGTCTTTTAGCTTTTGGCATCTTTATTTTTATTATATATTGTTTCGTATAAGTTCCATATCTCTTGATATAAGTCAGCTTCCTTAAGGAGCTGACCTATCTCATAATGTTTATGTCCAACATCTATGTGAATGTTAAACCCATCTTTAACAACTACTGGATATATTCTGTAGCTATTCTTAAAGCACCAATGCTGTGCTTTGTAATTCATTCTATCTATTTTGTAGTTGACCTTTTTCTTTCTGGCCATTAAGCAGTAGTATTCATCATTTTAACCATTGCTGATATTCTGTCTGTAAATACTTGCATCTGCTCATCTGGAACCTCAGAGATAAGCTTCACTATATCACTACGCTTATCCTCTCCTCTATGCTTCATTAAGTCTATCTCTATGTTTAGCCTTCTTATCTCTTGATCTCGTTCCTTAATCATCTTGTCCATATTGCCTATCCTTTCTATAATGGAAGACAGCTCCTCTGGAGCAGGAATGTCATCTACAGTATTAAATAACTCCACAGGGTATCTAAGCTTAAAGTTATTATACAAATCATACAACTTAGGTTCATACATCTTTACAGTATCAAAGACCTTTAGTCCGTGAAGAACTGTAGCGTGATCCTTATTAAACATCTCACCAATCTTAGCCAAGCTATGTACTGTGTACTCTCTTGCAAGTTTGTAATACAATGACCTAACCAATACATACTGCCTTTGTCTTGTTGGCTTCTTTAAGTTAAGCCCAGTCTTGTTCTGTAATGTCTCTACTATAAAATCTAATTCAATCTCCATCTTGTTCAAAATCTATTTGGATAAAGTCTCCCTTATCATTGTTATCTTTAATTGTGTAAAAATCCTTAACAAACTTATAAGTGTTCAATGCTCGGCTGATGCCTGCACATTGCTCATACATCTCCCTTGCTTCATATTCCTTAAGCAATTCATATAAGTCTTGCTGAGTTACTTCGTGGGCTAAATCATACATAGCCATATAGTAAAACTCATCTATTAATTTCTTGTTTAACATCTAAATACTTTTGGTAATATAATTTGGTTTGGTTATATTTATAACCTTTGTATATTCCCCCATTCCACATTCTGACCATTTCCTCTTCAGTAGGAAACCTACAATGCTTCTTAAGGAATACTTCTTTACCATAACAAAGATATAACATAAATACTTCCTCAGAAGCCTCCTCGTCAAACATATCCTTGTGACGGTAATCAGTACCATAAATACGATTAACATCGCTTAGAACGCTTCTCTGTATCTGTAGGATGCCGTATGACCTCCCATTGTCTCCTATGGAGTCTGGATTGTTATTAGTCTCTACTGTCTTTAAGATTGACATTATAGATGTCAATCCACTAAGTAATATAATTATTGTTTTCATAATACATCTTTAAGTACATAATTGCGTACAGAATCTAATGGGTCTGTATCTATATAGAAGTGCTTATAAATATTCATAGCTTGTCTTACCTTCTCCCTACCTCTCTCTATGAAGTCTCCACTACATTCAAAGATACCTATGTCTTTAGTATCCTTGTCAACTACTAAGAAGATAAACTCATCAGCATCAAACAAAGATAAGTATAGAGCAGCTTGCAGATCGTAGGAGAAGTTCTTAGCTGACCACTTAAAGTTAGGCACGCCCTTACTTGTAGTCTTAAGGTCAATAATTGTCTTTCCTTTCATAGCATCTGCTTTACCTCTAAATGGTAATCCGTTTAGCATCTTGATGGCTGGTGCCTCAAAGGTACAGCCATCTAATAAATCATAAGCTTCATTACAACTCTTAACAGCCTTAGCTATCCAATGAGCTGAGTCCATCTCTGACTTAGTATAAACACTTTCTGAACCGTGTTCTGCTACAGCTTCTTTAAAAGCCTTAAGGGCTTTTGTTCCTTCAATAACAACCAAGTCTTCTAACCTGTGTGGCTCCAACACCGCAAGGTGTACAAGCCTACCATCTCTTAATGGCTGAGAATCACTTGAGGCATATAGACTCTTCTGATAAGCCTTTGGACTATCTATTAGCTTCTTCGCAGATGAACTGCTCAAAGCGTGTTTACCTAAATGACCATAGTAAAAACTATCATCAACCATTTTCTTTAATATCGCTTCTTCTTCCCAAAGCTCTCCGTTTAATAACTTAATCATCTGTAATATGTTTCTAAGATTTCTTCTTCTAATTGATTTGTTGTTGATTCATTCAACATAAAGTCTACACAAGCATCACCTAAATAGATGCCAGAGATATTAAATCTCTCTCTCTCATAAGGCTCAAAGTAGCTTTCCTTCTCTTCTGGTTCGTAGATACCGCACACAGTAAATACAAGCCCTTCCCAAGTAATGTCATACTCTTTAATTGTTTTTCCCATTGTTATATGTTTTAATGTTTCAACAAATATATAATTTAATTGTTAATAAAACAAAATAAATATAAAAAAAAGAGGGACTATCTGTCCCTCCATTGTGTATAGCATACCGCAAGCCTTTGGTCTTGTCTTGGATATTCCTTATTCATAGTAGGATCTCCCATACATCTATTCATAAATTCTTGCTGCTTCTCAGTTGGATTTGGTTTTGGTAATGGCATATCTATCTATCTTTATAATTATAATTGTAAGGACTGACAACTCCATCTTTAAAGTCTTCAGCCTCTTTATTCCTAAGTTCCCTTACAAAAGCTATCTCTCTTTCTATGTAGTCCTTAGCTTTGTATAAGTCTTGTAACTCATCATCTTTCTTACCAGCCCTGGCAATATACTTAACGACATTACCTCTGTTAAAGTTTAGTTTGTAGTGATTACATACATCTATAATATCGTAATCGCCTGTGGCCTCATAATGTATTGCGTTTCCTCTCATATTTAATAATTTATTCTTTGTACTTCTAAATGTTTTATGTGGTCAAACTTATATTGTATCAACTTATCCTTTTGCCCCCATTGGTCTCTGCCGTATATTTTCATATAATCTTTATTGTTGGTTGTAGTTTCAGTAACCTTGGAAGTAAGTTCCAAAAGTTCCAATCTTCTAAAAACGCAGTAAGCATTCAAATCTAACATATCAAAGACAATGAAGTCAGCTTCTCCTTTTAGCCATCCACGAAATCCGTGTACATTAACAATCTCTAACCATATAGAATTAAGCTTCCTTTTACCTTTAACATCAACACCAAAGCCATTAACATAATAGTCAATGTGCTTATACATATCATCATTCATACTGCTCTTAACACATTCATTCCCTCTTGAAATCATAAGTTCCTTGAAGTGTTCTTCTGTCTTTTTTCCAGCTTCATATGCGTGTTTCCATCTTCCGTATGTTATTTGTTGCATATTAATCTATTTTTAGGAATTCTGCTTCTGCGTGTTCTTTGAACCAATCTTTATTCTCTTGGTATTTATCTACCACAGAGTTAATCATTACAAGCTCATCTATGGATGAGCCTTTAATCTTGTCTATAAGTTCTTCTATCTTGTTTAAGATGTTAGTCACCATCTGCGGATCAGTATCGTAAACTGTGTTGAACTCTTCTCTTACAACCTCCTCCAACATCTGATTCAGCTTGTTGATTTGTTGCTTGACATTCTGTTTGTACTGCTTAGTCAATCGGAGGCCTTCATTGGCCTCCAATAATAACTGAGATAGCAATACTGTCTTAAGGTAATTTAATTGCATATCATTCATAGTATTCTTATTCCGTCTGTTACTTTTAAATATGTTACTTCTTTAGCTATTCTGTTTGTGTTAGCAAACTGAGTAGTCGCTGGGTTTAAGTAGTTGGTTTCCCAATCTCTCTTAATGAATAGTAGATTAAAAAGCCAAACACCTTCTGGAGTAGAATTAATATACACAGGTATATCTTTATGTTTAGCTACTTCCATTATCATAGCATCGTATTTCTTCTTCTCCAAGAGTAAAGTGTCATAGTGTTTCCTACGACACTTCAGCTCTATTCTATGTTTCTTGTGAGGAGAATAACAATCCCATCTACTCATTGGGTTTCTGCTCTTAAGCAAGTCTGGATACCAATTCTTGCTTAACCAATCAAATAAATCTTTTTCTTTCCAATTACTGGTTATACTCATCTATAAGGGTTTTCAACGCATTGTAAGTACTTCTAAAGCAAGACCCACAAGAGGTTGGTTGTTTCTTATCATTAAAGACTCTATTGTATATCTTTAACATCTTTAATTGAACAGTCTGACTAACTACATTAGTAGGTCTTTTCATCTGCTCTACCAAATAGTTATACTCATCTTCAGTAAGACACTCAATCTTCTTATAAGGGAAGAGTTTATTTAATGTGTCCTTTCTTTCATCACAGCCGCAATCTTCTCCAGCTAAAAACTTAACTGCTTTCTTAATTCCTGTGGCTTCAGTAATCTTTTCAATGGTATCTCCAAGTCCAGTAGATTCAGAAGCTATGGCTTCTTCTCTTGAGGCTACCCATTCCTTGTACTCTTTAGTACGCTTGTCTAATCCTTCGTAGTAGGTTTCGTCTTTCATTTTGTTTTAGGTTTGATTAAATGATAGTCACCATTCATATAATCCTGGTAATCATCAATGAATTTATTGTTTAATATATTCTTGTAATTCTTAATAGAATTGTATATACTCATTAAACTAATCCCAGAGCCATTGGCTATGTCTCTAAGGGATAGGTCTGTCTTAAAGTACAACTGAGACAATATAATATCATATCGCTCCCAAGTCATAATCTCACTTGACATAGAGTCTACTAAGTTATGGAAAGCCTCTTGCTCATCAAACTCCAGATCATCAAGACCATCATCTAAAGACTCATCATTCTCCATATATTCATAGAACGTATATTTGTTTCTTGCCTTCACATAGTCAACAAACATATTTTTTAATGTAACATAGATAAAGAATCTATTGACCTCATCATCATTGTACATTATCTTTTTCTCATCCGTAACAAGTCTGTGTATCCTAAGATACATTGACTGTACTATATCTTCTGCGATGTGCTTATCACATCCCATATTGACAACCATCTTAATCCAAAGGGTGTGGTTCTCAGCTAACTTTTCAAGCATTAATATTTTAAGGTTAGGGTTATTTTATCTGTTTCCCCATAATACTTTTCTAAACTGTTAATGCAAACAATGTTCTGATCTTGTTCATAGACAACTCCTTCCAAAGCATCTAAAAATGCCTTGTTTAGATTGTCTTGCAAATCTGGTTTAGTTGCCTTATATATTTTTCCTTCTTGTTTCTTCTTCTTACTAAATGCTTTTGGATAAGCATACTGATAGTGTAGCTGTTCTATATAAATCAAAGTGCCAGCAGGGATTATTTCAAATCCCTCTGGCAATTGAGTGCTAACTAACTTAACTATGTATGACTGATAATCCACTATTTTCTTAGGCTTGTAAGACCTACCGCTACGAGTAAACCTTACTGATTGGTGAGGCTGTGGCCTCACATTAAATGTTAATTCTAATCTATTCAAACTTCTTTGTATCAAAGTTAACTAAATCTGTGTCTATCACAGATGGTAATCCGTAATCATCTATCTTATAAGAGAACGTATCAAATGGATAGTTCCTTGCTTCTTTACATCTTACTTCTATATATCCCTCATCAAAGTTAGGCTTAAGTTGGATGGCAGTCTCACACTTCTTATATAGTGCCGATCCAAGGTGACCTGTAGCTTTATCGGTTCCGTGATTAGAATGTATCACAGTTAGTATTGTACAATTATATTCTAAACTCCAAGCCATTAGCTTTTGAATAATCTTATTTGATTCATCAATATTATTTACATCGCTCACTAAATCTGCTACACCATCAATAATAACCAGTCCAGGGTTATCTACTCTTCTGCTTAGACAATAATCTATAAAGTCTATTCTCTTATCATAATCAAGCCCTCTAAGACCATAAGTATGATAACACTCATTACTTAGCCCTGTCATTCTTAAAACTCTCTTAAACACTCTCTGAGCGTGAAATCTTCCTTGCTCTGTGTCAAAGTGAATTAAGCATCTCTCATCTCTATGTCCGTTAATTCCTTTAGTATAACCTTTAGAGTTTCCTCCAAGATAAGCTGCACTAAGCAAACTAACAAAGAACGTCTTTGTACTCTTAGGTGGGGCTTGTATAAACACTAAGTTTCCATATGTGGAAATTGGTGTTGGATATACT